AAATAACCGCTAAGCATGGGTGAGATATACTGAGCGGCCTGTTCAACATTTTGATTCGCCGCAATGTCATACGCCTCATCCGCCATAGGTTTAAGCAATGGTACGGCAGAAGGATTCCATACCTGAGCAAGACGCTGAGCAAGTCCATACGCGAACGCTTCCAACCAAAGATAGGGTATTTCGACAGTTTGACCGCCCTGCAAGTTTGAATCTTGCAACTGTCGAACCCTATAGTATTTCAGGGTAGTTGGACCCTGAACCGTGTTTGGCACCGGCCAAATCGTGACAGAAGGACCGGCTGACCCACTAGAACGATCAGAGCTGATCAATCTGTCAAACCAATAGACGGTTGGGAAGCCGATCTGCTGCTTGTTGGGGTAGCTGGAGTATTCCGTCCTGCTGATCGGCAGGATGATCCTATCAGTGTTTACGCCAGAGTTGGCAGACTGGATGTAAGCATCCAAGATCATGACAGTGCTAGGGTCAACTGCGTAGGTGCTCTGGCCCGTCACTAGAGGCGTTGTGATAAGATCGACAGCCCACAGATTGACACCTTGGTTAGACCAACGCGCCAACATCATGTTTGAAGCCAGTCGCGCTGATTCCATATGCTCCTGAAGCACCGCCGTGTTTCGAATCCCGATGAGATTGAACGCATAGAGCGTCATCGCGCCAAGTGAGGGATTGAACGTATATGTGCCGCTAGTAGTCATCTAGACCGCCTTACAGAGTGCCGTCATTCTTGATAAGAACGCCACCAATATTAACGCTGACAACAGCCGCCGTAGCAACACTGGGTGCGATTTGCCAGCGAATGTCCGTTTTTTCTAAGTAAGGAAATGGATAGATGCGCGTCACATCATATTCCGTATTGAACGGAGATTGCAAAATGCAACGTTGTACGCCCGCAGAAGTGTTTGTCACGGCACGATAGGTTGTATAATTGACTGTGTTGCCATTGAATGACGAATAGGCACCAAAGCGAGACATATAGAGTGTATACCCAGCAGGAACCGTGTAGAGGGCCATCTGCGAAGTTCCAATGCTGCCCAAAACGCCATTGACGGTAATCGCGTTGATCTGGGCATAGACAGTGCCGCCATTTGAAAGCGTGACAACACCACTAGGGTTAGACGAACTTCCAGATGAAACGCTAATGTTGTTTACGCGAAGATATTGGTTCACGGTCGGAACATTTGTCGCGCCATTGAGGACTAGCGTTTCAGAGATACTGTTATAGCCGGAATCCAGTCCAGTGATTGTGATTGATGCCGTGTCAGTATTGACGGTGCTTACCAACTGCATCGTCAGGGCGGAGCCGGGAAACGAATAGTCAGTCGTAGCCATGTTTTCCCAAACAGTGCGATAAAGGTTGACGGTCGCAGGAGTGGTGCCATAGCCAAAGATGTTTTGAGGCGAGTGAAACGTAATCTGACCGCGAGCAACTTGAAGTTCAAACGGCTCGTTGCGTCCAATACGGGTGATGGACTGGCTGACAGCGCCGGTAGTGGTGAAAGCAGACATTCTTAACTCCTCTTGCCAGCGCGAGCGGCGGCGATGTTGTCAACGGCGTTAGGGTAAGGACGCCCAGCGGCTCTTGCCCTTGCTTTGGCTGACTGAACCTGTTTGCGATCAAGATGCTTGTGTTTAGCATCTTTTGGCGCATCCTTCTCCCAGAAAGGCTTGTCCATATCAACAGTCCCACTTTCTGAGCGATTTGTTGATCCGACTATCGGGATCAGCAGCCTTTGCAGAGCCAGTAAGCTTACGCTTCATCCCGGTCATCCTAGCACAGAAGCTGTCCTTTCGCGAACCCCCTTCTGGCTGGGGACGCTTGATATTGTGGCCTTCAGCCTTCAATGAGGCCCGACCTTTGGCGTTCAAGCCGCCTTCAGGGTTTTTACCTTCTTTGCGTGTCCATGCACCAGACATGCGGCCCTCCTGTGAAAACGGGGGCACTTGGCCCCCGTAAACAACCCATAATCGTTGTCAACGATCAGTCAAGGCTGCCCGATACGTTGCGGCCCTTGGCAGGAGTGCCAGCGGACGCAGACGACAGCGGGTTCATGTTCGAACCCGTGCGGCCACCAGACTTGCGCGGCGCGCGGCCCATATTGGACTTGGCATGTTCACCGTGAACCTTGCCGCCCTCAGTCTTGGCGCGACCACCGTGCTTGCGAGCCTTAGCTTCACCTTCGACGTTAGACTCGTAGGTGTAGCTCTTGCTCTTCTGCTTAGCGTCTTCCGCCATTTCATTGACACCACCGGAAGCGCGATGCTTACGGCCATGATGTGCAGCTTTATGACCCTTCATAACATCCTCCTATCAGGACGCGAGATTGATGCCCTGAATGTAGAACACCGTGAGGGTGCCAACACCAGAACCAGTATTTGCCGACGTAACCAAGATTTGAACGTCCTGCGGCCCATTCGGTTGGAATGTGGCGTTGCTGACGTTGTCCCAGTTAGCAATCTGCGTTGCACCCGTGCCCGGAAGAATGGTGAGCTGACCCAACGCCGAAGCAGTGACCGCTTGAGTGGCAGTGAACGCGGTAGCCGCGCCAGTACCCGCAGTGGCCCCAATTTCGAGCGTAGAAGCAACGCCAGTCCAAGCCGTCGTCACCATCAAATAGATGTCGGTGATTTGGCTTTGAGCCGGAATGGTGATGCGAGTTCCACCGGAAGCCTGCGTCACAACGGCACTCTGGGCCATCTGAACATAACCAATGTTCTGAGTGCCAGTCGTGCCACCGAGAGATGCCAGATTGCCAGTTCCGTCACTTTCGATGACGCCGCCAGCAAACAAAGGGCCGGTGAAGGCGGTGCCCGGTTGAACCGGGCTCCCATTAGCGTTCGGGTAAAAACCCGGATTGATGTCGTTAATGACCGTAGCCATCGGTTATCCTTTCGGAGTTAAGACTACCACTCTTTGGAAAAACCCAACCAAATCAAGAGGTTGGGAAGGAACCAAAGATACTCCTCCAATTGTAGTAACCAAAACTGTAACGTTCGTAACCCTTAACCAAAAGGTTATCGGTCACAAAATCGACCTGCATATCGGTTTCAAACTTCACTCGCTCCATATAGCTCAGGCCGTCGATGTTCGTCAGCAGGAACCAAGCGTAAGCGGAGGTGAGGAAGTCGTTGACCATATACGACTCAGGAAGACCGCCAGCGGTCATCATGATCGCATTCACGTCGTTGTCCGCAGTGCCGGGACGCAGTTCCGTCTTCGTCAGACGAATAGCAACCGGCTCAAGCTGCGGAGGAACGATGAGCTTGCGAGCGCGCGCGAACACCTTCAGGCCAGCTTGATCCTTGAAGTTCGTGCGCACAGCGATCATGCTGTTCAGCAAGGTGGCTTCGTTCAGATCAACCTGAGTGGTGGGCTGATTCGCAATCGTGCCACCGTCAATCGGGTGAGACGCAGAGCAAAGAGCCTGACCGTCACCGCCGATAGACGCATTATACGTCTGGGCAGTGTTCAGGATGTTGGCACCGTAGATTTCCTTCGTTTGCTGGAAGGACTCGATAAGGCCAAGGTTGCTGGGCGCAAACTGGGTCTTGTAGAGGTTGTCATCTGCAGCTTTGCGGGTGATCGCGTAGCCGAGAGCAATTTCAGTGTGCTCTTGGTTGTACACGAAGCGTTCGCCAGCGGAGTTGTCAAAAGCGGTCTGGCCGCCTTCGGTCTTCAACTGGGCAAGACCCAAGAAGCGCATTTCCGCAGTGCGCTCAAGCGCCATTTTGGAATCATGCTTCGTGAAAATCTTGTCGTATTGAGACGGAATCATCTCGTACTTGCCTTCGACACCGCGAAGGCCGGGCAGGAGAAGATCCTTGATTGCTGAGAGATTAACAGCCATTGGTTCTTACTCCCTTAGATGCCAACGAGCGACTTGGTCTGCACATTGTTGAAGCCAACAATGACATAATTGTAGTCGCCAGAGGAGGTGCCGTTAGAGCCCGGAGGCTGCGTAACAAGGCTGAAAATGCGGAAAGGTTGGGTCGCGTCAACACCAGCAGTGCTCATGTTCAGATACGCGCCAGAAATACCCGTAGAGGTATTGCCGGAACCAATCGTGAAGCCGATGGTCTGGTTGATGTTGGCCTGAGCCGCACCGCCCGAACCAGTCTGAGCAACGAACTTGGCGTTCGGATCATTGACCACATAGCCATAGATCGTGCCAGTCGCCGGATCAGTGCCGCCCGGATAGTAGTTGGACCAGACAGTGCGCTTCTGCGAAGTAGACAGATACCGGCAGCCGACAAAAATGCCAGCGATCTGAGTATCTGAGCTACCGCCCGAAGAGCCGGACTGAGTGATATAGCCACCGCTCGTAGGCGTGCAGGGATCACCGAAGAAGATGTTGGTGGTGTTGTAGGCAATCTGGAACTCGACTTGCTCATAGGTCGGAGCTGAGCCAGTGCCCTGAGTTTG